GAGCCTTCTTTTGTTGCCCAATTTCCGTTCCCAAATTTTAAAGTATTTGCCATATTTATTTTATTGAATATTGTTGTGCTTGTGCCATATCTGTAAAAGATGTCCAAGACGTTAGTTGTTCTAGTTCTATATCTGTTAATGCTGAATCGTAGTATTGTATTTGTTTAGTTTTTCCGTAGAAATTCTCTGAATTATTTGGAGCATTAAAACTTAATATTGTTGGTTGTACTTGTAAATCTCCTACTGTTGTATTAGTATCTATTTTAAATCCGTTTAACCAAAAATTATTATTATCAGTGTTATAAGATATTGCTATTTTATTGTTTAATGTTAAATTGTAAATATATTGCGAGTTCCAACTACCAGTTGAATTTCTTTTATACGCAAACAATTTAGATGTACTACTAAATCCTACCCCTATTCTATTTAACATATCATTCCCCATCTGGATACTATGATAAGATGTTGTTATATCTGTAAATCCTTTTATCTCTGCCATCAAAACTCCTTCTGAATCGTTAAACGTAGCTGCATCTCCAGAGCCATTAGCAGTTTCTGCATTACGAGTTACTGTGCTTCCGTTGGTAGGGATGTAGGATGTAGGATAGGAACCATCTTCAACTTGCGCTCCGTAAATCAATACATCAGCAGTATTTGATAATCCAGTAACATTAATCTCTCTTAAGCCAACAGATAATCCAGTAGTTGTAGCGGATATGGTTTTAAAAACATCAAATCTTTGCCATTCACTTGTTACTCTTATTTTTTTTAAGTTTGTACCACTTGCATCAGAAGAACCATAAAGAACTAAATCATATTCTTCGCTTGTGTTTGATTTCAAATATATATTTTTATTTGTTGTCAAACCAGAAGTTACAGTTAAAGAATCAAAAAGAATAGACATATTTCCAGACCCAGTTCCAGTACCTTTGTCAAACTGCAATCTTGAAGCGTTTAGTGTTCCATCTGGAGAAATAGCATAATTAGATGTTAGTATTGGAGCAACTCCAGTTCCAGCTCCATATTTAGACCAGTTTGAAACACTAAAATCTTCACTATAAGGTAATAAATTAGTTCTAGCTGGTTCTAAAATATGATGTGGACATCCTACAACTTTACCATCAATCATTGGATAGTTTAATCTTGATTGTCCGTTTGAAACTTCTTCTATTAGTCCTTGTGAGTTTATTCTTGTTGCTTTACCACTTCTGCTAAAGTCAAAATCTCCTACACCACTTGATGGTAGTACAGAAAACAACTTTGAGCCTTGTGCAGCTGGTATTAATGCTAATTTTGGTTTTGCCATTGTTTAATTATTTAAGTCTTGTATTCCTATTCTATGTATTGAATCTGCTAAACACTTAACTGCTTCAACTTCTTGTCTATCATTCATATTAAACTGACCTTGTATCATTTCAGTTGATGTTCCAATAGAAGATGCAGTATCTATTGTGTTACCCCACCAAGAACTATCGTATATTTCGTTTGCCATTATCTTTTTCTTTTTTTGTTAAGTATTTCTTTAACTTTACAATGTTATGTTTCTTTGGTTTATATCTACCCATTACAATACCCAATTACTTGAATTTACATCTTTGTCTGGATATACATCAGAATCTGTATTACTTGTATATTCTGGAAATAAAGTACTATTAAAACAAATGTAATCTACAAATCTTCTTGTATAATATTCTGCAAAATCTCTTTGTTTTTGTACTAAAAAATCAACTTCATCTTTTGTTGCACTTTCAGAATTTTCTGATGTGTGTTTAAATACACCACCATTCTTTACTTGATATGCTGCAAATGGTAAATAATCAACCATAGCATAATGAATCAACATAGGTTGTATGTAATCTGTAACTAAAGATAAATAATTACCAGTTAAACTATCTGCAATTATATCTGCTGATATTTTATCATACAACTTACTTCCTAAATAGTTTTGTATGTGTATCTCTTGTGCTATCTTAATAAATTGTATGAATTTATCTGTATCAACGTTACCATCAACAATACTATTCTTTACTAAATCTGTTCTACTTATGAATAATGCAGTTGCCATTTATTATCTCTTTTTATTTACAAATCCGTTATTTGGCATATCCGTTGGTCTTTTTGCAACTTCTTTAGCATTTACCTCTGGTTTAAAACCCTCTTTTTTAGCTTTATTTACACTTACTTCTGCATTTGGATTACCAACATCTGGTCTTGTTTTAGCAGTTTTTGCTTTGTAAGTCTTTCTCATCCAAAAATGATGACAATCTCCACCACCTTTATAAAGCCATATATCATAAGTATCAGCACCATTTAATCCCCAACCAGCATTAACTGCTCTTTGGCTCATTTGCTGAATATCTTCTTTTCTGTATATCTTTTTTGCTGCAACCATTTTTGAACAAAACTCTCTACTGTTATTACTTGTTCTTAAAGGTGCATATTGATATCTTACTTTGAATTGTACTCCTTCTTCATTTTCTCCATCTTGTTCACTTTTTGCATTTGGTCTAGCAGTTCCAGTTGTTGCTAAATTCCAAACTTTTGACAATACAGATAATTTAGGATTGTTTAATTTATTTAATTCTTCGTCTAATTCATCTTCTTGATCATAATCAACTTTTCTTTCATCAATCAATTCCCAATTTTCTAAATCTTCATCTTCTCCAAATTCTTCTAAATCAGAAAATACCTTTGACATCTTAACACCAGTTTCCTCTTCTCTTGTTTCTTCGTCTTTTACATTATCTAAATCCAAGAATTGTAATGGTTGTAACGTCTTAAAGTATAGGTTTAAGGCAATATTATTAAAAGAAAGTATTTTATCAAATGCATCAGTTAAAAGTTCTTGAAAAGGCACTATAACTGTGTTATGCATTAATATAGATGCAGTTTGTAACTCGTCTGCATTATTACCAAGTCCGCTTGAATCTTTTATACCTAATAACATAGGAGATACAATTCTGTGAGATACCATTATCTTCTTTTGTGATTCGTCACTTAAAAATTGGTATTGGTTATGTGCATCACTTAATTGTACTGGTGTAATATCAGCTTGTGATTCTTTGTCATCGTTAAAAGCAAGTATAAATTTACCAGCATTTGAACTACCTTGAAATTTAGCTTGTATCTTACTTTCTATTAATGATTGTTTTTCTTCGTCTGGTACTCCGTTGTTAAAGTTGATTAACATTGATGGAGCAAGACCATTCATTATATTGTTTAAATGATAGTTACTTATTTCTTCTTCTAACTCTGCATATTGTAAACCACCTTGATAATCTGGTGTACTATAATAATACATACCAGCAACATAAGGTTTAACATATAATATCTCAATTGGTTGAGGTGTACTTGAAACACCAAAAGCTGGTATTCTTAATGGTTTATCACTTGGCTTTATATTTGCCCAGTCTGGATGATAGTAATACGCTTGTACTTGTTTATCTCCTTCTCCACATTTCTCTGCTCTTAACGTTTCTATTGGCAAGTGTTCTACTTTAGCAATAGATTGTTTATCTTTTGAATAAATTACTTGTATTGCACATTGTCCAGTTAATTTTAAATCGTATGATAATTGTCTAACAACATCTTTTTTAAATAAAGATATCATTCTTGCATAACTTTCTGGTTTCTTTGCACTATCAGTTGCATCTAAACCTTTTCCATATATCATTTGAGATATACCATTTACACAAGCATTATTTGTAGCACTCCCGTTAAATCTGTCTATTAGAAACTGAAAGTAATTATTATCTGCTCCAAATTCAACCCATTCTTTTGATTTAGATTCTACAATTTGTGGAGATGTGTAAGTAGATAAATTTACAAAACTAACTTTAGAATTGTTTTTATTTTCCACTTTTGGCTTCCTGTATTTATTTATGTGTTTACTCATAATATTATAAAGTCATTGTTACCACTCTTTTGTTTGTACACATCTTTATTTACTGTATAGTGTTCGTTATTAGATTGGTTTGTTGATTGTGCAGTACAAAATATTTTATCTCTGTAAATAATATCTGCTTCTGTTACAGAACCTTGACCATTATATACTTTTAAATCATAAAACCTACCTTCAACCAATGTAAATACGTTTGTTAGTTCAACATAGTTTTTATTAATTATAGCAGATGGTAAAATTATTGTTTCATCATTTGAACTGTCATCTCTTAATTTTATTGTAACACTTGTTGAATATACTCTTGGTATAATCTTTATTGTTTGTGCGTTTGTTGTAGGTAACAAATGTTTCATATATATATAATACTAAAAGTTTGTATTTTTATTTATTACACATAAAAAAAAAGGTAATCAATTAAGACTACCTTTCTTTAAAAACAAATTATGAAAAAAACTATGCGTTAGGGTCTATTTGAGTAGAACTCTCGTGTCCAGTTATAACTGCACTATGAGTGAAAAATGCTGGGTCAGTTTCTTGAGCTTCTAACGTTAGAGTAAATCCGCTTAAATCTCCCATAGCAGCACCAGATACAATTGTGCCTCCAGTTACTTCTGTTCCGTGTTCTAAACCTACCATAAAGAAATTACCATTGTAATCTTCTATTGCAACGTGTGGACGTGCAGTAGCCAATATTTTTATTTGCTCTTGCGTAGCTTTATCTAAAACTGGTAAAGTTAAATTTAAAGTTTGTGTGTAAAATGTAGTTCCGTTTTCTCTTGAACTATTAATTGTGGTTTCTAGTGAAGAATTACCTTTGATGTCGAATCTGAAAAAGTCTGGTGTTCCAGCAATTGCAGCAATTTCTCCAGAATCTATTGTAGGTAAACCTAAAGTACCATAGTCTGCAAAATAAACTGCTTTTAAGCCACCAACACTACTTTTACAAGGTAAAGCTCTACCAGATGTAAGTAAACAAGCCATTGATTTTTATTTTTTTAAGTTATTAAAAAAGGGTAAGCAGATGAACTACCTACCCTCATTATTATTGTTTGTTATATAGATTATAGTCCTAATCCGTAAGATACGATATCTTCAACAACCGCATATTGTACAGCGGCGGTATATCTCATAATGAAACGTACATTTTGAGAACCATCTAAATCAGCCATATCTAATACTTTTACTTCATTGTGGTCTGATAATACTCCAGTACCGAAGAATAAGTTAGATTTTTGTGCAGCTATAGCGTTGTTGTCATCTAATCCGTTACATGCTACAACTTTAATACCATCAAAATATTGTACATCCATGTCTTGGTTATGTCCAGGTCCAGCAGTTTGGAATCCACCTAAAGCTCTTTTATAAGCTCTAAATATGTTTTGTGCAACATAAATATATAGATCTTCTTTTCCATATACGCTTGATGGAATAGCGTCTGCAATATCTCCTAGTTTCTCAACTACATTTGAAGCAGTTACAGCAGCTCCAGCAATTTTCTTTGCTCCAGTGTGTCCAGCATCAGCGTTTAATAAAGTTTTGAAACCGTCAAAAGTTCCATCACCAGCAGTTCCTCCCCAAATATCATTTTCGGTAGCTTGTGCAATTGATTCAGACATTAAACCAATAAAGTAATCAGAAAAAGTTTTTGGTAAATTATCATGAGCAGAATATCCCATTGATACTGCTTCCCAATCTGATTGAAAAGGAGTTTTACATAATTCTAAATTTACTGCCAATTCTTTTGGCTCAATAATCTTTTCTGTTAAAGCAACTACTCCAGCATCTGTAAAATCACAAGATGCATTTTTAATAGCACCAGAAAGATCTACTCTTTTTAATACTTCTTTAAACTTTATGTTTGGCTTAACTTCGATTAAGTTGTTAGCGATTGTATTACCAGATAAAAGTGCTGCTGATACATATTTTCCAGCAAATTCCCCAGCATACGTGGTTGTAATTGATAAACTCATTTTTTATTTGTTTATTTTGTTAAATATTCTACTTCTTAATGTGTTTTTATTCCCTTTTTGAGAATAAAGTGTTGTTTCTTTTTTGTCAGATACATTCTCTGGATTATGAGAAATACCTTCAACTTCTTCGGTAGATAACTCTACTTTTTCTTCTGATAATTCAACAACTACTTCTTCTGCAACAACTTCTGTTTTAGATAATTTTAGCTCGTTGATTTCAGTTCTTAGTTTTTCAATTTCAGAGAAAAACATTTCTTCTGATATTGATTTAACTATTTTCTTTGGAGATGCAGTTTCAGTAGATAACTCTTCTTCTTCAACTACTTCTTCTTTTGCTTCAGTTTCTTGAGTTTCTTCTTCTTTAGCTTCAACCTCTTTAATTTCAGCAATGATTCCTTCTTCAGAAACTATAATCATTTTACCATCTTCAGTTTCGTATTCTCCAACAGGCATAGCAACTCTTTCATCGTCTGCAACGACAAATACTTCTGCTCCAGCTTCGAATTTTTCAGCTTCTAAGATAGCACCATTCTCAAGTTTCATTTGTTCTAGCTTTACTTCAATACCAAGTACAGCTCTAACCTTGTTAAGTGTGTCTTTTGTGTTCATATTTATATAATAAAAATTAAGATTAATTTTACATTTTCAAATTTTACTCTTCTTCTTCTGATGCACTTATTCTTCCTATACCTTGTTTCCAATACTCTGGTGTCTTGCAATTTTTATCATTTTTATTTTTGCAATCTATCGAATAAGTATTTTTACATTTACAATATACTGCTCTCATTATGATAATAGTTTTTTAAGTTCTTCTAGCTTTTCTAATTGATCAAGTTTTCTTGATGCCCAATTAACACCGGCAGTACCACCCCAAGCATCCCACATAAGTCCACCACATCCTTCTGAATAAGGTACGTCTTTATGTTGTTGATGTCTTTTAAATGATGCCATTCTAGCAATTGTATCTCTTGTTATTGGTTGTCTTTTTGCTAATTGATTTGCTCTACGTTTTCCAGTTGCTTCTCCACAACTTCCCCATCCATTCTTTTCTACCCAAGCTAATGCTCTCTTTGCATTGTTTGTTGCTCCTTGTGGATAGTCTGTATATGATGCTAATTCTTCTTTTAGTTCTTCGTTTGGTCTTTCCATCTTGTCAGCAAAATAACCTTCTATTGAAAAACCTTTTACTTTACCAGTCTTTACATAGTCATTCCAAACTTCATCGTTGTTTACTTTAACAGAACCCATCCAAGTGCCTACAGGGACATCTAAATTATATAATGCTGTTTTATCTTTTTGCTTATCTTCAACTATCCAAGATTCAACTAGAGTTAATCCTTGCAATTCTGAATCATGTTCTAATGTAGAATTAGATTGATTGCCATTCATCAAATACATTTGAGATGCTTTCTCAACAGTCTTTTCAGAAAAGAAAATATAGTACTCATCTTCTCCAGACTTTCTATAAATAGGTTTCTTTGGTATAAGTAAAGCACCCATTAACAAACGTTTCTCTTTGTCTATTTCAGCAAGTTTAATTTCTTGTTTATTAAGTGCAACAAAATCAGATTCAATTGCTGGATTCTCAACAACAGAAATAGCTTCTACTCCTATTGCTTCGTCATCATCTAAAATAAGTTCTATTATTTTCATAATTATATAATATTTTTTTAGTGTTATTTTATATTTTTAACCTCCTATACTTGCATCTTCAATTATATTTCTATCTAATTCTTGTGCAGTTGATACTTCACTTGAAACTACAAATGCTTGTATTGGTTGTTGTGATTGACCGCCAATAGCTGATGCTAATTGATTTGTACCACTTTGACCAACTATGTTAAATGCTGGAGGAATACTAGCTGATGTTGTTGGGGGAGCAGCAATCTTTGGTGTTGGATTTGGAATTGTAGCACCGCCTTTAGCACTTCTTACTGCTGACCTTATAGCTGAAAAAATTCCAACTGCTTGGGCAGCATAACCAATCAACATAGGAATATTTTTTGGAAATCCAATTTTTGCAGTTTGCGCAGTTCCTTCTGCCATAGCAACTGCTGACCTTGCTGCTGCTTGTGTTGAAAATGTAATTGTTTTACTTATTTCTAATATTAATTCTTTTGCATTTAAAAGTTGTTTTGCTACTAAAGCTGCTTTACCAACCGCAGTTTCTGCTCCAGCAATTGTAACTAAATTACTTAAAGTTTCTTGTCTTTGTTGTCGTTTTCTTTCTTCAATTTCATTTTCTTTATCTGCTATTTCTTTTTTCTTCTCTAAATCTTCTTGTGCAAAAACATCATTTACTTCTTTTAACTGTGCATTATAATCTTTTTGTAAAGCAAGTAATCTTTCTTTCTTTTCTACATCATCAGTAATTTCTTTTTCTATTAAAAGTTTGTTTGCTTCATATTGTTGTTCTAATTCTAATCTTTCTTTATCTCTTTCAGATTTACCAAAAAGAGCAATCTCATTCATTATTTCTTTTTGTTCTCTTAATAAAGAATTTGTATTTGTTTGTTGCTCACTTCTAAAACCAGTTATTTGTGCTTCAATACCAGCTCTTTCGTTAAGTGCTTCTTGATATGCTTTTTGTAATTGTACGTTCTCTTTATTTTTATCTAATTCTGCTTTAGCAGATGCGACTGCGATATCAGCATTTTTAAGCATTGCTTCTTCTTGCTTGTCTAGTATTTTAGCAAGCTCATCATTTGCTTTTATTCTATCTTCAATACTTTTACTTTCATCATCTCTTATCTGTCTTTGTTGTTCCGCTTGTCTGTCATACTTTTCAATTAAACCTTGATTTTTTACCGCCGCTAATTCAGCAGACTTTGCTAATTCTACATTCCCTTTTGCGGCTTTAACAGTTTCACTTGCATAATTTGAAATAGCATCTGCACTACTATTAACAATATCAACACTTTTATCAAAGGTATCATTAACACCAGTTAAAACATCTAATGATTCTTTACCAGCACTTTTTACATCTTCTAATGCACCAGAAAAATCTCCACTAAATACTTTCTTTACCGCACTTGCTAAAAAACCAAGAGTATCTAAAAAACTTTCAAAACGTTCTACAATGTTTGCTTTTATACTTGCTCCTAATTCTTTAACACTTTCTAATGGGTCATCAAATATAGCTTTAAAAAATTCTGTTACCTTTGTTCCGTTGTCTATAACAAATCCAACAAAATCATTAAAAGCAATACTAACAACTTCAAATGATGTATTGAAGAAATCAGCAGCTTTTTGATTCTGCATAAATATATCTTTTAGTGTAGCAAAAGCAGCAATTGCTAATCCAATACCAGCAGCCTTTAAAGCATTACCAATACCTCTTATACCTTTTGCAGCTTGTCCAGAAGATGTTTCAACATTCTTTAAAGATTTAGCAGTATCTTGATTTGAACTTACTACCTCTTTGTTTAAATCTTGAACACTCTTTGCAACATCATCAATACCTTTTAAAGCCTTGTCAGTTTTTGCTTCTAACTCTACTATTATTTTTTCCATTTTATTTCTTGTTTTTGTCTTTTAAATACTTCTTTAAAACTATCTGGAAACTTATTTTTTCCTTTTGCTAATTGTACAATACCTGCATTGCAATCTGTATCTTTCAACAATTCTAATATTTCTTTTATCATAATTTTAAGGTGTTGGTCCGCTTAAAGTAGTTACTACTAATGCACCAGATGGTGTTGATTCATTTAATAAAATATCATAAGCAACTACTGTTATTGAATATGATGTTGCTGGACTTAAACCAGTAATGTCATCTGAATAAGTTGTTTGTAAAGGTTGTGCCATTGACCCACCAACTGCTACACCATTTGCGTAAACAACATAATAAGACATTGTAATATTATCTGGAGATGTGCTTGGATTCCAAGTAACAGTAAATGATGTACTTGTTATATTTGATGCAACCAATCCAGTAACTTGTGTTGGATTATTACCACTTGATGTTAATATTGATGTAACGTCATTTAATAATTCAAAGTCTGATTTACCAGTTTTTAAATTAGTTTTTAATGAGTTTATTCTATAAGCATTATTACCAAATTTTACTAAATCATTCAGCTTTAAATTATAATAAAGACCAAATGGTAAATAAGCACTTACTTTTGTTATTCTTCTTCTTGCATTAAAAACATCTTGAATATAAGTCTTATAATTAGTTTCAAATAAACTATCTGTAAAAGCTAAAGGGTCTACCGCTGGTTGATTTGCTTGATACTCGTTTATCTCATTACCAAAATGTATATTAGATTTACTTGCAGTTGATGTTAAAGCAAGAGCATTTGATGGGATATAGTATTCGTTAATATCTTCAGGATTTTGACCATTATTTGTTTCTGTATCTCTTATTCTTATACTTGTTTCGTTTGATAGTCTTATAGGGTAAAATAATAAAGGAGAGCCAAAATAAGGCTCTTGGTTGTCATCTACAAAATAACCCCATTGAACATCTGTTGCACTACCACCATCTACATCATAAAGCCTTTCATATTGCAAATGCTCAAAAGGTAATTCTAGTTTATAAGATTTACTTGGTGCATCAAATATATCTGAATTTAAGCTATAAGATAAAGACCCCCATTTTTGATTGTTTAACTGCTCAAATTGTTTAGCTAAAAAAGTTCCTAAACCTTTGTATGTAAAATCAATGTGTTTAAAAGGTAATGCTACATCAACAGTTGAATTTTCTGTATCTATGTATTTAGTTATATCAATTGGTGTTGTTGAACCAGATGCATAATAACTATCTAAAGTCTTTACAACAATAACTCCATCATTGTCTACATAAGCAGTTAAATTAAACATTTTAAAAAGACCAGTTAAAAAATCTATAATAGTCATTTTAGGCATCTGCTCTTGAATATTAAATTCAGTAAATGCAGTTGTAGCAAATGGAAATGCATTTGAATAAACCATTTGTCCATTTTGTCCAAAACCTAAACCTCCTAGTGTCCAAGATACAGTCCATTGAATACTACCAGCTGCAAAAGTCATATTTGTTGATGATGCAATTTGTACTGTGTATGTACTATTATTAAAAGGTACTATTATTAATTGTTTTGCTCCAGTACCAGTTGTTTCTCCTACTATTGTTGAGCCATCTCTTATAACTCTAATTGTATATGCATCTGTTGTATTTGGAGGTGTTACATTTAAATTTAAAAAAGATATACTATAAGGAGATTGAGCTGTTAATGCTAAAACACCATTTAAAACATTTGATGTTGATGGCTGACAATTAGTAGTTGGTACACAAACTGTTGTTCCTAATTCTGTTACTTGTGTAAAGTTTTGTATTACTTGTGCTGGTGCATCTACGTGTCCTTTCTTTCTATGCAACCACAAAAACAAATTATCAAATTCGTCATTTGTAGCATCATTAAAAAAGTCATCAGAAAAAGTTAATGTTTGACCACCAAGAAAAGACTCTGATTGTATAGCATCAATTATAGCTTGTACTTTTATAGCATACTTAAACTGATTCCATTCAACACCATTTTGATTGTGTGTACCAGTTCCGTGATGTGATATGTTGTTAATAGTAGCTTCTGGGTCAAATGCAGTATGACTAGAACTATCGTAAATTAATCTGTTTGTATGTGTGATTAAAGGTACTATAATATTACCATTTTCTGCAGCAACTTGCATTGCACTTGTAACATTACTAAAATTATAAATTTGATTATAGTCATTTAATTTTTGTAAAGATGATAACTGGCTATCAGCAAGAACATCTTTTAGATTTATAGTGTTTCCAAAAAAAGTAATATTGTATGTATGAGGTACGTTATTCTTTAACTTAACACCATTTAGTTTTATCAATCCCTCTTTAAAAGAAAGATTGTTTAATTCTAATGTTGATTGTTTTTTAATTCTTGCATCGTAACCTTCTGCAATACTAAAATTATAATAGTGTTTAAATATTTTATTATTTGTTTTTGATGCTGGTATTGCAAACGTTCTTGTAAATTCAGTAAATATTTTACTAATGTCTTTTACGTTTTGAATAGATTGCGTTAATACAACACTTTCATCTTCAAATAAATCTACTCTTTGACCTTCTATGTATAGTTGTATTTTTTGCATTTATCTTATGTCATTTAAAACACTGTAAGAATTTTCAAACTCAATTGTGTATTCAACTAATTTATCATTTAAGCTAGTCTTATATGTAATATCACTTGTCTTTATATTTATTGGTAGTACTTGTTCGTCTGTATTTGTTAAGTTTGTTATCCATATTTTTTCAGATAACATTAATTGTTTAAATACCTCATTGTAAGATTCACTTAAAAAGCCACTACTTAACGTCATTGATTCGTTTGCAGTAATGTTAAAATCTCTTTTTGTGTGTACACTTGTATCGTATTGATTAGTATAAGTTAAAGTATTTGCTTTATAACTTTCTCTTTTAGTAGTCATTTGCTCGACTTTCTTTTTAAAGAAATAGATGTCTTGCAATACACCAAACTTGTTTATAAATGTTATTTTCTTTGGCTCGTATTTACATTCCTCAATAGTTTTTACTTTTATAATATCAAGTGTGCCATCAGTATTTCCAATATGTATAGCATCTACTTTACCAATACTTAAAGTATCTAAATATTGTGATATACATTTATTATCTTCAAATACACCAAGATAATTACTAGCTACTCTTGACTTAAACGAATCTCGTTCGCTCTTTCCGTTTATACTAATATGTGCTACTTGGTCTGTGGTATTTAAAGAATTATCTGTATTAACATAACTACCAACAACTTCTCCATCTCTTAAAAAAGCAATACTGATATCTGTTCCAATATAAACTGGTATTCTGTAAACATTATCATCTAATGCAAACACTTCTCTGTTTGTCATTAAAAGATTCTTTCCAGTATAAGAATAGTAACTACCTTCTTCAAAATAAGAATAACCATCTAATGCTAAATCAATTGATGTTGCTTGTTGTAATTGACCTCCGTTTGAATCAAAAGATGTCTTTATAATCCGCACCCACTTACAAGTGTAATATTCATCAGCAGCAAAATAAAAACCAAAAAAAGGTACATCTAAATAATCTCTAATGAGTTCAGATATTTCAAAATTTATTCCAGTAGCATTTGGTAATATTTGTTTTCTTAAAGAATATTGAGGTGTGCCAGTATAAGCAGTATCTCTATCTCCAGTATATATTTCAATATCTAAAGTAGCATAAGCTATATTCGCTATTGCAGTTCTTACAAAGTAAGGACTTCTTGTATTAATTATTGCCATTTGTTGTAAATTTTAGTAGTTCTTCAACATCTAATTGATATGCTTTTATTATGTCTTTGTCTAAATTAGTAAATGCTTTTTGAAATGGCTTTGTAAAAAACAAACTTGGTTTAATACCATTGTTATAAATACTTCTTGCTATCATAAATTGTAAAGACTTTCTTGATATGAATTTACCATCTTTACCTCTTACACCTTTTAAACCTTTTCTTACAATCCACTTATCCATTTTACTTGGAGGTGGCATTTTGTTTGTATAGCTATAAGGTGTGTTATATTTCTTTTTTATACCACTTACACCCTTGTCTTGGAATACACCATAATCTTCCATTAAGAAACTTAAAGAAAAACTATTTGGACTTACGTTTATATCGTAGTCTAAACTGTTATAAAGTGCTTTAGAGCTATTCTTTTTACCTTTTGTTAAGTTTGCCTTTGATTGTGTTATAACATACTTTGCAAATCTATTCAGCTCTTGTTGTACATTCTTTAACATATATTAATATCGTTATTTACAAGAACATCAAATGTCATTGCCCATCCAGCTAATTCATTTTCAAACCTATCATAAAAAGGCTCTAAATTTGGTGTGCCATCTAACTGATATAAATCTTGGTGTAATGTGCCTCCTCTTAATATTTGTGCTAATTTATTAAGTACTGCTAATTGAGTATTTAATATGTCTTGCTCATTATCATTACCTCTAAAAATATCTACTGTTGCTTCTTTCGAAACATCAACAATATCCATAGACAAAACAGATAAACTGAAACGTAATACATTATCTTCGTTATTTACATTATTTACTATTATGTGTGATAAAGGAAACATTGTTTGTTTACTTAAATCAATCTTTGTTATATCTCCAGTTGTTACATTATTAACGTTTACATCTGATAATAATTGATTCTTTATTGTTTCCGTTACTTGATAAAAACCCTTCATTAGAATTTACTTTTTATTTGTTTTGCTTCCAGCTCTGCTTTCTCTTTCATAAATGATAACATTGTAAAGCATTGATGAATATTTAATTTAGTGATATTTTCAAATTTTGTAATATCTCCGTTAGCGAGACCATAAATTGACTGATACCATCCCCATTTGTTTGAGAAATTAGCTGCTCTTGATATACCTCCATTTCCTCCAGATTGTTGGAAGAGAGTATCGTATGCTTCGATAGTTCCATTCCTAAATTGTAAAAAAAAAACAAAGAACCAATTGCTGCATCTAAAGGCATATCTTTCATCTTCTCTGGATTCTCTACATTGTAATCAACTATATTGTATTTACCAGATTT